ACATTTGAGACAGAAGAACAATACTATCAGGAACTTCATGAGTATATGAATGGAATGTAATATCTCCTAATCATCTCCTAATTTCAGTATAATTAGGAGTTCTTCCGAGTTACGCCACGCCGATTTTTTCCTCATCACTCAGAGGCCATCAACAAGGGGGGACGTGTAAAGTGTCCTAATAGTGTGAGGGGCACAGGAAACCCATTCATCACTCCTAAGAGAGTCAGTTGGCAACTCTACTGCTGATGATAAACTCACACCAATCTTTTCTAAAACTCTCAAATCATGCGTAAGATCGAAACCCAAATGTGTAATGCCATCCAGTCTAACATTGATTGGAAATCTGGTAACACTCAAGTCATTACAATTGAAGGTGTAAGTTTCGTTTATCTTCATGGCAATCAGATTGCAACCATCGACGAAGATAGCATGACAATCTTTGATGGAGGTTGGCAGTCAACAACAACTAAGTCACGATTGAATGCACTATGTAACTACTTCTGTATAGACGGAGAGTGTGTATATCAGAAAAACTTTCAGTGGTATGTTGATAAGTTTGTAGGAATGGCAGGACAAAGTAAAGTCTTCAATACCTATGATTTCACGAATGGATTCATCTTTGCATAGTCACTAAGTAACACTCATTCACTTCACTATCTAACATCATGTATCTCCCAAAAGCAGATTGGAACCGAGCAACTTACAGAGAGTTGAAAGATCTTCTAAATGAGTTGCCTGAACGTTACTTAGATCAGACAGCAACTGTATGTTGTGATGATGAATATCATGGTTTTAGTATTGCATGGACTGGAGATGCACATCAGGTTTTAGATACTGATCACATGTTTTTTAACTGTAACTAATTAACACTCTAGGCAGCACAGTATTCAGCGTAAGACCTAGAACAAACAAACCCACTACCTAACACTTTCAAATGTCTAAGTCTGATCTCTTCATTGCTCTTGAATCTGCACAGAATGGCAATGATATTCTTCTCATCCTTGAAGCAATTGAGGCCCTCTATTGATACGATAAGAATATAACTGAATAAGACATAGAGAGGGTAATTCCTCTCTTTTTTTATGTTAATTCATACCACTTATATCCAAAAGCATACATCCAATTCTTTCCGTTTTTTATATCTTTGATGTTCTTATGGATGTTAGAAGTTGCTGTATAGTTCTTATTACCTTTAATAAAAAATGATGCTTCGCTAATACTATCAAAACGAACTTCTTCTCCCGTTGTAATACTTACTCCACGAATAGGTTTCTTTCTTTTTTCAGCACTCATTTCACTTAATTTAGATGCTTGTTTAGAATTAAATCGATTTGGTTCTGCTTTTTTCCAATCCGAATTTGCGACGTGTTTATCTCTAAAAAGATACCAACCTTTCACCTGAATCATACTCTTTGCACCTTTAACATTTCGTGATAGTGCTAATGTTAATGAGTTATTATCCTTCCGATTTCCATTTACTTCTTCAGCACAATTTGCTTGACTATTCCACATTTTCTTACGACCAGATTCAAGGTGGATTCCATATATCTTTCCACGACGATTAACTCTCTTTTCTACACACTTAGGTTGCTCTCCTTTTAGTGCCCAACGATAACCAAATGCCTGAAATGTAGTGCCCTTAATACAAAAGGTTATAGGTGAAGATCCATTCCCATTTCCTACATCTTCTGCTGCTAATCCTTTTGTTTCATAGTCACAAACCCATTCACCTTCTAATGTATAACAACTCACTGCTTTAGAAAATGGATGATTACTCCAATACTTCTTTGGTTTCTTTATACCTTCTCCACCATAAGTACAATTATATCCAACACCATCAGCAGTGTTATATTCTCTAATATAATGTTCTTCCCGTTCATTAACACTCTCTTCCGTACACTCTTCTAATACTCTGAACTTAAAGTTGCTCTCTCCATATTTACTAATAGCACGACATATTGGCATAGTGTGTATAGAACTATATGCTACTGTTGTATCCTTAGCCTTTGCACTTTGTAGGTGTTGTTTCCACCTTGTGTATGGGTTGGATTGTGATGTTTTACCGATGTATTTCTTCTGATTGATGTTATTAGTGATGGAGTAAATGTATGCCACTGATTATGATTAAATATAGTTGGGTGTTATGTATTTAGGATTAGAAATATCGTATATACTATTTTATACTGTTATTGAGAATGTTCTCAGGATAGTATCCATCACTATCATATAGAGTGATTTTGATGACATATAGACCCTTCACTTATGTGCTTTTAAATGTCTCATAGTGTAGTGATCTAAGCGAGCACTCTATCACCACTCCGCACAAATGTCAAGACCGCCGCCATAAGTTTTTTGAGGGATTGACAGTCAAAAAACATCAGAAACCCTTATAAATATCCACCAGCACGTTGACAATATCTCTCATCCATTCTATAATAATCAAGTATCACTCACGGAGCAGATTCATGTCAGTCGCTATCAGTCAAGTACAGAAGCAACGTTATAGAATCACCCTGGATTTAGAGGTGATGGAAGACTTCAACCCATATAACATTGATTGGGAGAATCTCTTTGAACTTGAGGGAAATGAGAAGGTGATTGATAGCTACGTGGAGGATCTGAGTAATCCCGTCAGTTGGTAATTATGGGTACTAATTGACAGTCATTCTCTCTGGGTATACTAAAGGGGGGTCGCGTAAAGTGTCCCTATAGTGTAAGCATGACTCGAACCTCTATGACCACAACTTTCCAGACAAATCTCACTGATACCACGTACAACGGTTGGACGAATTATGAGACCTGGAATGTTGCACTCTGGATTGGTAATGATGAGAGTTTGTATCAACTTGCAGGTGCTGCGGGTAACTACGAAGAATTTGTAGATGCACTCGAAGGGTGTGATCTTAATGACTTATCGACTCCTGACGGTGTTAACTACAGAGACCCTAAAGTGAACACCGTTGAGATCAATTCTGATTGTTACTTCGGTGTCTAATACTTAGTGAGGGGCAGTTGTTGACACTCTGCCCCGTATATGGTAGACTGGGAGTATCAGTGAAATGACAGTGTTTTGATGGCGGCGTTGTTGCGTTATGGGGGGCGTGATAAAAAACGCTAACTACCCTAACCTACAGAGGTGACAAATCGACCTATAGATATCAAAAGCAAAAAAAAAATTCCCGTCCAGAAAAAAAATTCCCGGAGGTAAAAAACCAATGGCAAGTCAAAAATTAATCAATAGTAATAAAGTTTATCACATTTATGCAAAAGATGAGTGTTTATATAATAATCTAACAGAACAACAATTTAGTGAAATATGGAATACCCTCAAGGGGATGGTTGGTCTTATGCAGACTGATTATCAACTTGAGGATTTAACATATGAGGAAGTATATGGTCTTCCAACGAACACAGAACACAGTTGTTAAGTCAAAGTCTTCTATTGACGTACTACATAATAACTGTTATAATTGAAACGAAGTAATCAACACGTTATGGCAAAAGGATTTACTGTAAAGGCCAACGCGCCTAAGAAGAAAGAAGTAGAGTGGGATATTCCTGCGATCAAGGAGCGCATGAGAGGAAAGACAATTGTATTCTGTCTTCCTGGACGTGGGTGTTCTTTTACATTTTTAAAGAACTTTGTACAACTGTGCTTTGATATGGTACAGAGTGGGATGAGCATTCAGATCAGTCAAGATTATTCATCAATGGTTAATTTTGCCCGTTGTAAGGTATTAGGTGCGAATGTACTTCGTGGACCTAAGCAGATTCCTTGGGATGGTAAATTAGAATATGATTATCAGTTATGGATTGATAGTGATATTGTGTTTAATACAGAGAAGTTCTGGCAACTATGTGATATGGCAATTCCTGCAGAAGGGGAAGAGAAGGAGATTGTTGCAGGATGGTATGCTACAGAGGATGGTCACACAACTTCTGTCGCACATTGGTTAGAGGAGGATGATTTCCGTAAGAATGGCGGAGTAATGAATCATGAGAATGTAGAGGGTATTAGTAAGCGTCGTAAACCATTCACCGTAGATTATACAGGTTTTGGATGGGTATTAATCAAGAACGGTGTTTTTGAGAGATTAGAGTATCCATGGTTTGCTCCTAAGATGCAAGTCTTTGAGAGTGGTGATGTACAAGACATGTGTGGTGAGGATGTCTCATTCTGTCTTGATGCAAAGGAAGAAGGATTTGAGATCTGGTGCGATCCACGTATCAGAGTTGGTCACGAAAAAACTCGCGTTATTTAAGAGGTACTGAATTATGATGATGAAAGGCGGTAGTTATGTCAAGGGGAAGCCAAAGAAAACTCGGCAAGGAAACTCGCAGTATACATTGTTATCCGCAACTTCTCGCAATGGGCGTAAGAAAAGGTACAAGGGTCAAGGGAGAGGTTAATATATAGAATTAGATTAATAAAAATTCATTATGGCAGCCCTTATTTGTAACCTCTCCTCGGTAGAGGTATGGGTTCGTAAAGAGTATCTAACTGATCATCAAAGTGGTCATGGTGAATTTGTCAAAGGCGTTTGGGTATCGTGTAAATCGATACCTGGGCGCACTTTTTATTTTGAGACCTACTTACCAGAGTATGCCGCAATGTATGACAAATTACCCATCAGTGCATTTGTAAGTGATCCTAAGACACCATCACCTGATATGAATCTACCAAATTTACAGTTTTGGAATTGTATGGATTATGGTGTAGTATCAATTACAAAGCAATTCATTGGTTCAATGGACTATGAATTGTATACTCGCGACTATGGTATTCAAAAAGGAACTTATATTTGTACAATAGACAATTACCATCAAGATCCTGAGGTAGTTGATTATGCAACAAGTGAAAATCCTGCTGAACACAAGTCACATAACTTGATTGAATTAGAAAATGGTCAGTATGCACTCTATCCAAACAATAGAATGCGTATTTTTGACAATAGTTTAACACCTGTTGAACCTAAGATGCCAGATTTTAAGGTTTCAACTCGTTATTATCAAGTTGAAAATGGTTTTGAGCGACTTGGAATGGGTCGTGAGGACGAATATTTTTGGAAAACAGCACAAGAACGCGAAAATTTACCCAAGGAAGAAGAAAATGACTCCGAATAACGATTTTTTAGACAACCTAGCAGCAAAGCAACACGAAAAAATGCTTCGTGAAATTGCGAATGATGACTTAACACCAAAAAAACGTGATAAGAAGCAAGAAACAGAGATTTTTGAAAATGAAATCCCACCTATGCCACTTTACGAGTAAAACCACTAAAATATAATTAACGAATTCGTTGATAAATAACTTATATTTGCCGTATAATTGTGCCTTTAGAGAGGGTAAGTCAAGGTTTTAAAGATGTAAGTATGTCATTCAAGAAAAATCCCTTGAATGACGATTTGATTGGTCTTAAAAATGCAAATGCAATTGCTAGATCAATAAAAAATATTGTATTTACATTTCCTGGTGAAAAACCTTTCAATGAAAACTTTGGTTCAAGAATATCAAGGTTATTATTTGATAATTTTGATGATTTAACAGCATCTAATATCAAAGATGAAATTGAATCATCAATTCGTAGATTTGAACCAAGAGTGAGATTAAGGTCTGTTCAAACAACACCTGATTTTGCAGGTAATGCTTTTGATGTACAAATCATATATGATATTATAGGTGCAGATGTACCTGCACAACAATTAGAATTCGTTTTGCAGCCAACAAGGTAACATGTCATTAGTAAATTTCGCTAACCTGGACTTTGAACAGGTTAAAACATCACTTAAAGAATACTTAAAATCAAACTCCAATTTTACGGACTATGATTTTGAAGGATCCAATCTTTCATCTATTATTGATGTGTTGGCATATAACACATATATTACCTCATACAATGCAAACATGGTTGCAAATGAGGTTTTTATTGATAGTTCAACATTAAGAGAGAATGTTGTAGCACTTGCAAGAAATATTGGTTATGTTCCTAAATCACGAAAAGCAGCATTAGCAACAGTTACTTTTGATGTTGATACTACGGATATATCTCCAACTCCATCAACCATTACACTTAAAAAAGGAGTTGTTGCATCAAGTTCAGGAAATTTTGCTTCTCAATCGTTTATATTTTCAATTTTAGAAGACGTTACAGTTCCAGTTTTCAATGGAATTGCAATTTTTAATGAATTACAAATTTATGAAGGTGTTCTTTTAGAATCAAACTTTACTAAATCTACTAGAAATCTAAATCAAAAGTATATTTTACCAAATTCTGGTATTGATACCGATTTAATTCGTGTTACGGTTAAAAATAACGAATTTTCTACATCAAATACCAAATATGCTCTTCAAGATAGTCTTTTTGACATCACTCCAGAATCAAGAGTCTATTATTTGCAAGAAATTTCCGATGAAAGATATGAATTAATTTTTGGAGACAATATTTTTGGAAAAGCATTAGAAGAAGGTAATTATGTCACTGCAAACTATATTGTAACTAATGGTGATGCTGCAAATGGCATTTCAAGCTTTGATTTTTCAGGAAGATTAACATATACAAGAAATGGAGTTGAATATAATGTAACTTCAGGAGTATCTTTACTCACTCCAGGTATAATTGCTTCTGGGGGACAAAATATTGAAACTGTAGAGTCAATTAAAAAGTTTGCTCCAAGAATATATGCCACACAAAACAGAGCACTAACCTCTAATGATTATGAAATAATCATTCCAACAAAAATTTATCCAGAAACTGAATCTATTTCTGTTTTTGGTGGAGAAGAGTTAGTTCCGCCACAATATGGTAAGGTCTTCATTAGTATTAAACCAACGTTTGGTGATTATCTACCAAACTTGATTAAAGAAAATATAAAAATGAAGTTGAAGAAATATTCTGTTGCAGGAATTATTCCAGAGATACTTGATCTAAAATATTTGTATCTTGAAACTGATAGTAAAATATATTATAACACGAATTTAGCAAATACTTCTGAATTAGTTTCAACTTTAGTTCAAAATAATGTCACAAAGTACTCAGAATCAACTGAGTTAAATAAGTATGGAGCGAGGTTCAAGTATAGTAAATTTTTAAAAGTAATTGATGATAGTCATGAATCTATAACATCAAATATTACAACTATTCAAATGAGACGTGATTTGAGAGTAACATTAAATTCTTTAGTTGAATATCAAATTGGATTTGGAAATTCTTTTTACATTAAAAAAATGAGTGGTTACAATATTAAAACTTCTGCATTTAGAGTTGATGGGATTGGTTCTGATGTTTATATCTCAGACATACCTAACTCAAACAGAGAAACTGGTGAATTATTCTTATTTTCTGTTCCATCCATAAATTCCTCAAGTCCTACCATTGTCAAGAGGAATATTGGAAATATTGACTATAAGAGAGGTGTATTAACATTAAATCCAATAAATGTTTTATCAGGAAAAACAAAAACTGGTCAAACAATTATTGAAATCTCTGGTTCTCCAGTTTCAAATGATGTTGTTGGATTACAAGATCTCTATTTACAGTTAGATATTACAAGTAGTAATTTTGAAACAGTAACAGATGAAATTGCTTCTGGCGTTGATCCTTCAGCGTCTAACTACATTGTATCTTCAAGTTATGCAAATGGCGTCTTAGTACGTCCCGGCGGTAGGGGTAGTGTTCCAGTTTCTACAACAGTCACTACTACCACAACAACTGGAAATACAACTCTTGCAACAGCATCATCTAGTACATCCACATCTACATCTACAGCATCATCATCTACATCTACAAGCACTCCATCTTCCGGTGGTGGCGGCGGCAGCAGTTACTCCTCAGGTTACTAATAGAATCATAGAAAATGTCAGAAAAAAGAGTACAGTTTAATAACATCGTTCAGAACCAGCTCCCCTCTTATGTTAGAGATGAGTTCCCACTTATTTCTGAGTTTTTAAAATCATATTATCAAGCACTTGAATTTAAAGGTGCTCCTATTGATTTGATTCAAAATATTGATCGTTATATTAAAATTGATGAAACAACCGGATTAGGTGATTCCGTTGTTCTATTAGATGAAATATCTGCATCTGATACAACAATAGCTGTTGATTTTAGAAATTCTATAACAGGAACTGATGGATTTCCTGAATCTTATGGATTACTCAAAATTGATGATGAAATTATAACATATACTGGAAAGACTAGCAACTCTTTTACTGGATGTATTAGAGGATTTTCTGGAGTTACTTCATATAAGAAAGAAGCAAATCCAGAAAATTTAGTATTTACTTCATCTAGTAAGGTGCTTCATGAAGAGGGTGCTTTAATTGAAAATTTAAGCAACTTATTTTTAAAAGAATTTTTAGTAAAAATAAAACATCAATTTTTACCACTTCTTGATGAAAGATCTCTTGCTGAGGGTTTAAATGAAAATTTATTCATCAAACAATCTAAAGATTTTTATCTGAGCAGAGGAACAGATAGATCTTTTGAAATTTTGTTTAGAGCATTATATAATCAGGATGTTTCTGTAGTTAAACCAAGAGATTTTCTTTTTACGCCATCAAACTCTGATTTTAGAATTACAAATGATTTGGTTGTAGAATCTGTAGAAGGAGATCCTCTTGATTTAGATCAGGCAACTCTTTTTCAAGATGATTTTCCTGAGGCTGGTCTAGTAAAAGCATATGCTCCAATTACCTCAATAGAAAAACTTCAAGTATTTCAAGTAGGAACAGCAAAAAGTTTTTATAAGTTAAGTCTTGATGGTGGATATGATAGAGACGTTGAGGTTCAAGGTGCGATTCGTGGAGCATTTGGTATTCATCCCAAAACTAGAGTTATTGGACAAGTGGGATCTGGTGCAAGTATTCTTTTTGTCGATTCGACTGTTGGTTTTGGAACAATAGGAGAACTATCTGTAACTTATAATGATGCTACTACGGGAGTTGTATCATATACCTCAAAGAACTTTACTCAATTTTTTGGTTGCTCGAATATAACGGGAATTATTCCTGATGGAGAAACTGTTGGCATTAATACTTTTGCATATGGAAGATCTTTCAATGACCAAAATGATATCATTAAGGTTAGGATTAATGCAGTTTTAAGTGATTTTAAATATCCAGAAAATACAAAAAATTTCCAAGACGGTGATATTGCAAAAATTAAGACTCTTGGTATTGACAAAGATTCGTCAATTTATGATAATTGGTTCTATAACTATTCGTCAAATCACCTAGTAAATTCAATAGAATTGATAGATTCTTCGGATAATAGTTACAGACTGACTTTAAATAAAGATCATTTCTTTAAAGAAAGTGATAAACTCGATGTAACTGAGATTAAAGGATCTACTCAACTTGGGGGAGTGGTATATCGAGTTAATTCTGCCAAATCAATTTCTATAAAGGGATCTGGTTCTTTAGATGTTAATAAAACATATTCTATCACAAGGCAGATATTAAAGGGAGATGCTACCAATTTTGGTACAGCTCAATTGTATCAAACAAATGTTCAGGGTATTTTTGACAATCCAGACAATTTCCTTGTAGCATCTTCTTCTATACCTTCATATTTTGGATCAAGACTTAATGCTAGCGATAGATCGGTAACTTTTTCTGGAACATTTTTAGGGGAAGAATTATTAATATCTCCTGGATCAAAGCATAATTTATATTCTGGAGATCCAGTTTACTACTCTGTAGGAATTACAACAGAAGCATATGTTGACTTCAGGGGAAAAGTTGGCGTAAGAGAAGTTAAAAAACAATCTTTGGGTGCTAATTTTCCAGAGGGATTATATTATGTTAAAAGATTATCCGATTCCAGTGTCAAATTAGCGAAAAGTAGAAATAATGTTTATAATGAAAAATTTGTATCTGTAGAAAGTTCAGTTACAGTAGATGGTAATGTATTAAGACCATTTCAATTTCAAGACAAAGAATTAAATTCACAGAAAATTTTAAGAGAAATTCCAAAAACTGCTCAACACACTGGAAAGTTAACACCCACACAACCAGGATTTAATGGAATTTTAGTTAATGGTGTTGAAATATTAAATTATAAGGCACCGGACGTTGTTTACTATGGTAAGATTGAAGAGATTGAAGTCATATCGCCCGGAGAAAACTTCGATATCATCGACCCACCACTATTACATATTAATGATAGTGTTGGAACTGGTGCAACTGGAAATATCGCAGTTTCTGGATCTCTAGAATCTATTAGAGTTTTTGATCCTGGATTTGATTATGATGAAACTCCAGTAATCACCATAACTGGTGGTAATGGATCTGGAGCAGTTGCTCAACCAAATATGAAGTTGATTGAGCACTCGGTTCCATTCTTCTCTGAAGTAGCATCAAATAAAATTACGTTAGGTGCCACTGCATCTACTATTGGATTTTCAACTTATCATAAACTGAGAAATGGTGAACATGTCATCTATAGAACCAATGGTCAAACCGCTGTTGGCGGATTAACAACTGATGCAAAGTATTTTGCAAGGACAACTAATGATGTTACAGTAACACTTCACAATAATCTTGCAGATGTTATTGCAGGAATCAATACTGTATTACTAACATCATATGGTAATGGTTCACATAACCTCGAAACCGTAAATAAAAAATCAGTTGTTGAATCAATATCAGTCATTAGTAGCGGTGATGGATATGAAAACAAAAAGAGATCTTGTGGAATAACTGGTATAAGTACATCTCTTAATTATATTGAAATTAAAAATCATGATTACAAGTCTGGAGAGACGGTAAAATACACTGCAGGATCTTCACCTATAAGTGGTTTAACTGATGAAAGCGAATATTATGTTATTAAAATAGATAATGACAAGTTTAGATTAGCAAATGTTGGTCTTACAACATCAACACAGAGATATTTTTATGAAACTAATCAACATGTCAATCTAACTTCTGTAGGTGCCGGAACGCACTCTTTCAATTACCCAGATATTTCTGTTGCAATTTCTGGACAAATTGGGATATCTTCGATTGGTCTGGAAACATTTCAAGCACAACTGCAACCAATTTTTAGAGGAGAGATTACATCAGTCAATTTAACAAATAATGGTGTTGGATACGGTGCCTCAGAGGTTTTAAATTTAGACAGATCTCCGTTGACCATAGCAGTTCCTGGACAGGATGCACAATGTCAACCAATTATTAACCAGGGAAGAATAGAAGAAATTCTTGTATTAAATCCTGGAAGACAGTATATTTCTCCACCAGACCTTACAATTAATGGAGAAGGGATTGGTGCGGTCATAACTCCAGTGTTAACTAATGGAACTTTATCTGCAATTAAAGTTCTTGAGTCTGGTGCGGGGTATAATCAAAATACAACTACTATCAGTGTAATTCACCCCGGAGAAGGTGAAGTATTAAAAGCAAAACTGCAAACATGGAGAGTTAATTTATTCCAAAAATATCTTTATTCACTCTCGGATGATGATGGAGTTATTGAGAATGGGTCTAACGAAGACTTTGGTATGCAGTATTGTCACATATATGCTCCAAGAAAATTAAGACAATTATCATACTCTGTTGATGGTGACGGTAACCAACAGTATGGAGAATCTGATTTACAAATAAACGTTAATACGAAGCAAGAAAACGTTTCTACAAATCATTCTCCAATTATCGGATGGGCTTATGATGGTCATCCAATCTATGGACCATATGGATATAAGACAAGATCTGGTGGATCTGTCACTATTATGGAAACTGGATACGTAGAAAAAACAGATACACCACAAAGACCTCCGTTAACATCATGGCCATCTGGTTTCTTTATTAGTGATTTTGTTTACCAAAATCAAACTTCAGAATCTGTTCTCGATGAGAATAATGGAAGACATTGTGTTACTCCAGATTTCCCTGAAGGAACTTATGCATATTTTGCCACCATAGCATCTGACGAAGCAGATACACAATCTCCGTTTACTAACTTTAGAAGACCCAAATTTCCATATCTGATTGGAGAAAACTTCCACGCAAAACCAAATGAATTTAATTTCAAAAAATTATCAAATCAAGATAATTTTAATATTAATACAACAGATTATATAAAAAATACTAGACCATTTAATTTCTTTGATGATAAAGATATTGAATATAAGTATCTCTCTTTACCATCAAAATTATCTCAAGAAGTTGAAGTAAAAAATGCAGCGAGAGGTAAGGTCGATAGCGTTGGTATTATAACCGGCGGAATCAATTACAAAGTAGGTGACCCAGTTGTATTTAATAATGCTGAAACAGGCGGTACAGGCGTTTCTGCAAGGGTCTCACACGTCCTAGGGAAACCAGTTGATAGTGTTAGTTTAGCCACTAGTTCTATAGCAAATGTAGAATTTTATCCAAATGGAAAAGGAAAATACTTACTGTTTACTAATGACCCACATAATATTCAAAATTTTGATACAATATCAATAACTGGAGTATCAACGACTGCATCCGACCTTGAAGGATTTTACAATGCAGGAATTGGTACAAATGTATACAAGGTTGCTGGTACAGGTATCTCGACTAATGGAATTGGTTCAGTTGCATATACTGGATTAGTCACATACTTTAATTTAACTGGAAATTTAAATTATCCAGATATTAGAGAAAATGATGTAATTCAAATAGGAGCGGAACAAGTAAAAGTTCTAAACGTTGATAATCGTTTATCAAGAGTTAGAGTTCTTAGATCTTTAAATGGTGTTGTTGGAGTTGCTCATACTGTTGGAACAGCAGCGACTGTAACTCAAAGAAAACTGAGCATTTCTGCTGGATTTAAAACTGATTTTGATTATAAAGTTAACAAACAAATATACTTTAATCCAATAGAAGTTGTTGGATTAGGTAGTACAGGTGGAGTTGGTATCGGAACTACGATTTTCTTTGAAAATCCAGGAATTGGGGCAACTTCTATCACAATACCGACCAAAACTATTTTTATTAAAGACCATGGACTTCAGACTGGTGATATAGTCACATACTCATCAAATAAAGACATTCATGGAAATTCGGGCAAAGGAATTGTAATTTCTGATAATCATGTATCTGCTGGAATTGGTACGACAATTGCTGATGGAACTAATTTGTTTGTTGCTAAAGTTGCAAACAATTTAATTGGATTAGCAACTGCAAGAGTTAGTCTTGGAAGCACTGGGATATTTGAGGGTGTAGTCGGTTCAACTAAAATTACTACATTATCATTCATTGGAATTGGATCAGGTGTTTATCATAGTCTTAAGACTAATCATAGTGTTGTAACAGGAACTATGAATAAAAATACTGTTACAGTTTCAACAGGAGAAACTCATGGGATTCATATTGGTCATGATATTGTATTAGATGTTAACCCAGGAATCACTTCATCTTTTAATATCTCTTATAATGATTATAACAGAAAACTGATTGTAAATCCAAAATCATATACATCTACGGGAATAAACACCTCCACTGGTGTAGTTACTATTGAAAATCATGGATTTGTACGTGGTCAGAAGATTGTTTATACCGAAGATCAATCTAATCCCACACAAGGTCTTGTAGATAATGGAATTTATTATCTTTCTATAATTGATGGAAACTCTTTTAGATTTTCCGACACATTTGAAAATTCTACCAGGGCAATTCCAACTACTGTTGGGTTAGCAAGTACTGGTTCTGGTGGAGTAATTAATCCAATTAACCCTCCGTTAAAATTATATAAAAATTCTACAGTTACATTTAATTTAACAAACTCATCTCTTTCTCACGAAATTCAATCTACAAACTACCCCTCGTTTGAATTTAACTTATACAACGACAAAAACTTTACCAATAAGTATGTTGGAAAAATTAGTAATGGTAAAGATTATGACGTTCTTAGATCTGGCACAGTTGGTGTTGATGGAATTGCAAAGGTTACTTTAGTTGTTAATGAAAAAACACCGGATAAACTCTATTATAGACTTGATCCAACATATGAGAGTGGTAATGTTCCTGCAACAAAAGCAGAAATTAATATTGACAATGAAGTTTTTGAAAATAATACAGCATCAGTTGTAAAAAGCATTTATAATGGTAAGTATAAAATTTCTACTATATCACCAAATTCATTTAGTTTTTCCATAGGTCCAACCCCAGAGAATTCTGCTTATATTTCATCAACTTCCTCTGCAGAGATTATCTACGAAACAGATTGTACCCATACTGAGGGTTCAATAAGAAAAATTCAAGTTACTAATAGTGGACAGGGTTATCAATCCTTACCCGGCATTACTACAGTTGCTACTATCAGAGGTACAGGTGCAATTTTAGAAGCACAAAGTAATAATATTGGTAGAATAACTAAAACTCATCTTAAGAATATTGGATTTGATTTCCCATCAGATAAAACACTTAGACCATCGATTACATTACCAAATATTATTAAAATTAGATCATTAAAGTCATTTGATGTTATTGGAATATCTTCAGGAGGAAGAGGTTATTCTTCTGCACCTAAACTGTTGGCGTTTGATGGAAAAACAAATCAACTTCTCAATGACGTAGATCTTGACTATGATCTTGGTGATAATCGGGTAACAATTCTTAAAAATACAAAGGGGATGAGCAATACTCTTCCTAAGATTTTACCAATTTACAATACTAATGGTTGTGGAATTAGTACAATTGGATTTAATACTGTGACCAATGAGGTCACTGCTGAATTATCTGTCGGATTTAGTGCATCAGACGATTTTCCAGTTGAAGTCGGTGATAAAGTGATGATTGAAAATATTAGTATTGGTATTGGATCTACCGGAATAGGATATAATTCATCCGATCATAATTATAAGCTTTTCCCTGTTATTGCTGTAGATAAAAATCTAGGTGGAGTTGGAGCAACCTTTAGTTATAGTATGGAAGGTTTGTTTGACAAATCTAAAGGAGAATTTATTGGAGAGTTTAATAAATTTAATTCTTCCGGAAGAGTTATTGCAGAAAGACATTTCCCTATCTTTAATATTTCACTTAAGGATAATGAATTCCTTGATGGAGAAGAAGTTAAGTCCCCCACAACTTCAGGAACTGTTGAGAGTTGGGATAGAAAGACTGGAACTCTTAGAATTTCTACATCTAAAAACTTTACACCAGGTGAAGTAATTGAAGGTCTTGCTTCTAAGACTCAAGGAATTGCTGATCGTGTGGAAATCTATGAGTCAATTCTCAACACGGATGCTTCATCCAGAGTTGTTAAAGGATCTATTACTAACTCTGGATTCCTTAATGCCAATATGCAGAGAGTTCAAGATAGTTTCTATTATCAAAATTTCTCATATTCATTAAGATCAAGAGTTGATTTTGATAGTTGGAATGATGTTGTAAGTGCAACAAATCACACAGCAGGATTCAAAAAATTCTCCGATTATCAATTAGAAACTCCAGCAGAGTTTAGTGAAGTTCAAGCAAACTCTATGAGAGTGGGGTTGTCTACAGAACTTTCATATTTCACTGTTGTTAATGATCTTTATAGTATCGGAAACTTAAATTGTACTCAAGATTTTGATCTTGCTCTAGAAAATTCACTTAATGCTTCCGGTAGTGTATTCTCTGATGAAATTATTTTTGCAAGTAGAATTTTAACGGATTTCTTTGAATCATTTGGAAACAGAGCTGTTGATTTTGATGATGTCAGTCATCTGTTTAATAGTAACCCGAGAGCAACTAGATTTCAATTAATTGACGAATTTAATGTTTCTAATAGTAGATTCCTGAAATATTTTATCTACTTTAAAGATGAAAGATTTGACGGGGAAAGGCAATTTGGAATTGTTAATATGATTCAGGATGGTAGATTTGCATATTTCAATCAATATGGAAGAATGTATAGTCAGGGTGAACTTGCAGATTTTGATTTTAAAATATCTGGTACTCAAGGATCTTTACAATTCTTCCCCAGAAGATTTGCACTCAACGATTACCAAATTGTCAGTCTTGCATATCATTTAGATGATAACGTTGTAGGTCTCGGAACTTCTATAGTTCTAGGAAATGGATCTGTAGATATTCGCACAACTAGTGTTGCTCTTCCTTCAGGTGGAGGAGTTAGAACAACAATTGTATCAACTGCCGCAACAACCAGAGCACTTAAGGTGATGTCTCTTGTTTCAGATCCAGCAACTAATGATCATGAGTATAATGAATTAAACATAGTTCATGATGATAGTGAAGTCAGCGTAACTGAATTTGGTAGATTAATGACTACCGATAACAGTACCTCATTCAGTGGTACAGGATTTGGAACTTATTATCCATATCTCGATAGCAATTTACTGAAAGTTGATTTCATACCAAGTGTTAGTGCTGCAATGACATGTAACACCATGCAGATTGGTTTTGGTACTGATGGTATAACTGGTCTTAGTACGGATCAAATGAAGCATGCTATTCTTGAGGGTGGATCAACATCAATCTCTGCTTCTGGGACTCCTGGTATAACCACTGTTGCCGATTATACTAATGATTATGATTCGTCGTATTTCATGGTATCAATCACAGATACAACAAATAATACCTACGAA